CTTTTACTTTGAGCGATGGAATGATTGTAGGTGCGAGGTCTAATGCTTTTCCAGCTGAATTTAGGAATAATGTTTATATGTCTACACGCGAGGGCGAAGCGCTTTATTCAGTAGGGATAAACAAAGAACTTCCTACGGACAGAAATTGGATTTTTAAGTTTAGAACATATAATAGCCCTAATCTGTTCCGTATAGATAGAACTTTTGGAGCGATTCATTTTGCTGACTCGCTTGATGCATCACCAAAGTCTGATTTAGCGAACGATTTGGTAATAAAAGATGCGTGGTCAAGAGAAGCTGTTTCTCCAAATAATCGGATTTCATCTCAAACCGTAATTAACGAAACAGATGGCTTTGCTGATGTATATCTGATAAAAGAAGGTGGTTTGATAACGCTTTTTGCCCTAATGAGAAACACAGGGGGGATGCAGATGACATCATTTGCTGCGCAAAGCACGGACAAGTATATTCATTTTGTAACGCTGTTTTCAAGCCTTTCCATTGCGGATTTTGTAATAAAAGATATAAGCTATAACATTCAATAAAATAATATAATATGAACGAAAACTTAATGATACCGAAGCAGGTGCAGGGGATTTTAGATGAAGTAGAAAACACACCACTTTATCTTGCAGAATTGCCGATGGAAGCGCATCCGAAACTTCCACAATTTAACCGATTTATCCGAGTGATAAACTTGGACGCCAAGAGCGAAAATGAGTTTGTAATGTTCGGATACAAGCAGGTTTTAAAGGATAAGGATACAGGCGAGGAAATCAATATCCAACTGCCTACGCCTGAATGGGTGGTATATAAAGACACTTGGAGTTACCTGCGAGGAACAAAGAATGAACTTATCAATGTTCCAGTGAAAGATGAAGAGGGTAATCCTACGGCAGAAACACAGCCGATAAAGGTCAGCAGTTACAAGTATATGTTGTGGCTGATGAAGAATAACAGAGCCACGCTGTTGCAGTTAATCCAAGGATATTTGGCTGACTTTGTGAGAACGAAAAACGAGGAATTGGACAAGTTATGAAAGGCGTAGGAAAGTTTATCGGTGGGCTGTTTCTGTTCCTTATAGCGTGGTTGCTGTTTCTTCCTTTGTCGCTACTGAATTTCTTGGCTGTGGCGATAAAGTTTAAGGATTTAGGCTATTTCAAGAGTTCGGCGGTCAATTTAGACCGTTTCGGAAACGCTGAGTTCCGAACTCTTTTTAACTTGACTTTAAAGAAAAAAGAAGGCTATAAATTTGGAAACATGGAGGAAACTATTAGCTCTGTTTTGGGCAAAAACCAAAGGGATAACACGCTTTCATTTGCTGGCAAAGTGCTGGTATTCATTCTTGATACGATAGACAAAAATCACTGTAAAAAAAGCATAAAAGAATTTTAAAAATGAATATAAAAGAATTTATTGTAGACAACCTGGTGTTGTTATACAAAGGGAGTTTTTCGCAGAAGTTGTTGGCATCAGCACAGTTGTCACTAGCGCCAGCGGCAGCACTGACTCTCACGGAGCGAATTAGTGGATGGTATGTAGAAAGTGAATTTTTCTTGTTCTGCCTGTGCGTGGTTTTAGCGATAGACCATGTTTTAGGCAGTTATGTTCATTGGAAAGTTTACAACGATTTCACTTTTAAAGACAATCTTAAAGGTCTCATTACCAAATTATCTATCCTGCTGGTGGGCTTTATTACCTTATCAGTTGTGAATAAGGTTCTGGAACCGATAGAGTTTTTCAAGAGTTATTTCAGTGTGTTGGTTCAGCTCATGGTTATTCTCTATCCTGGTTCTTCTGCACTTACGAACATGTCAGTTCTTACTGGGGGGAAATTTCCGCCGAGCGGACTTTTGGATAAAATAAAAAACTTCCACAATAGTGGAGATATTGACGACCTAAAAAGCAAAAAAGATGAAAAGTAAAATCAGCCACAGAATAGGATTCTGGCTCCTGCTTGCTTGTCTGCTATTGTCCATGGTAAGCTGTGGGAGCCGAAAGGCAGTCCTAGAAAAAGAGAAGTCAGAAATCAGCATTCACGAAGCTGAAAGAGAGAAAAAAGATTCCACGGGAATTTCCCAAACCAGGGAACACGAGGAATATAGCAGTATCAGTATGAATTCTAGTTTCAGTATTACTCCGATTGGGAATACACCTGCAGAATTTTCATTTTTCTACAATGGTAAAGAGGTTAAGGGAAAGACTACAGGGAAACTGGATTTTAATAATAAGAAGGATTTATCAAACAAAAAAACTGATACCTATAAAACAGATACTGTTACAGTTAGTACCGATAAAGAAAAAGAAACCCAGACTAAAGCAAAAACCGAAACCAAATCTAAACAAACTGAACGGAGGGAGAGCTGGTGGGTTTATTTCGTAATATTTGCTGCGGGAGGTCTATGTTGGGAATTTTTGAGAAACAAGATATTTTAAAATTTAGATTAATGTATGGTATTAATTTGATATGTCTAATTGCTGCATTGTTCTTTCTAATCATGAGTACTTCTGATAAAACAGAACTTTATGATAGGAGGGGGGTGGATGTGGAGCTTGAAACAATGAAAACTATAATGTATATAGTATGTTCATTGATTCTTATTGTGTGTTCAGTAAAAGATTGGAGTAATAATTAAATTTATAAAGCTATGTGTACTACATTAGATGCCTTAGGGCTTATTTTCATTGGAATTGGAATTGGTTTTGCGCTAACTAAAGGCTGGCAGCTTCATAAGTCCATTAAGGAGAAAGTCCGCAGAGATGCCGAAGAAACCGAAAGAAAAAGAAAAGAAGAACAAAGCCAAAATCCATAAATATGAAAACAGTATCCCATTTTAGAAACAAATTCGGGGTTCCCAATCCTGCGGGGGCTGGTTATTTGGTAACCATAGATCTGCCGTATCCGATGCGGTTGGCTTGGGACAAAAACCAAATAGTAAGAAAAATAACCTGCCATAAGGAAATAGCAGAGCCTTTGAAAGCCGTATTTTCTGATATTCTGGAACATTACGGACTGGACAAAATCAGAGAATTGGGCATTGATATTTTCGGAGGCTGTTTTAATTTTCGAAAAATGCGTGGGGGAAGTGAGTTTTCAGTGCATTCCTGGGGACTTGCGATTGACCTTGACCCTGAAAGAAATCAGCTGAAAGAAACAGCCAGAACAGCCCGTTTTGCCCGACCAGAATACAAAGCAATGATTGATATTTTCTACAAACACGGCTTTATTTCACTCGGAAGGGAGAAAAATTACGACTGGATGCATTTCCAGTGGGAAAAATTTTAGTAAAAAATGAATCAAATCAGCGTTCCAGACTGCTGGGAGGAGCTTACGGATTACCAGCAAAGAGAGATTATCCATATCATCAGCCATACTGATACGGAAGATTTTACCGAGCAGTATATGCAGATAGTGCAGATTCTTTTGATGAAAAAAGGAAGTATTTGGGAGCGTATCAAGATGCGGAGGATTTTGAAAAACATACCGATTTCCAATTTTGCTCCAGCTCTTAAATTCATATCAGAAGAGCCGAAACTGCATCATTTCCCAGAAATCAAAGGCTTGGTAAAACCTGCCGTAAGAATGGGGGATATTACCATAGAGCAGTTTTCTGTCTGCGATACCTTGTTCTATCGTTACCAGACCGAGAAAAAAGAGGTGTATCTCCGTCAGCTGGTGGCTGCATTATATCGGCTGGACCCGAAGACCGAAAGCAGAGAGCCGAAATTTGATAAAAACCTGCTTCCGAAAGTTGCCGAAATTACAGACAAAATAGATGTAAAGGAAGCCGAGCGGATTGGCTTTATCTTCGGGTCGGTGAGGATGTATATTGCCAAGGTATATCCAAGCATTTTCAAGAGCGACACGCCACGCTCAGAAGATCAGCCTGTATTTACTACCAAGAAAAAATTCACTCCATTTTCTCAAATTGTAGTAATGATGGCAGCAGATGAACTCCGCCTGCTGGGGAACCTGCACGAGTGCCAGAAGACTCTGCTGTATGATTTCATGAATGCATTTTTGGAGAGTAATAAAATTCATAAACTGAAAAACAAAGCATAATGAGAGGAACATCTTATTTAGAGTTAAAGAATTACTTTAACCAAATCGTGGAAAAATCTGAATTCTTGGAGGATTTTATTGGGTATTTTTCAAGAGAGTTAAGGAATAAAGAGCAGAGTTCCAGAGGAATTCAGTTTCCGTGCTTGGCTCTTTTTAATTATAATTTTGGGATTGAAGGGGAGCAGATGGCGACTTCATCAGCGGTGCGAAATCTGAGTTTCGCTATTCTTCTGGACGCTCCAGCAGATGACTACGAAAAGCAATACGAGGCGATAGATAAGGCGGAAAAACTGGCTCTAAAAGTAGCATCACGAATGCGCTTTGATGCCAATAGACCCGAGCATTTTCTCTACGGAGCGTTTGTAAAAAACAGCATAGAAGTCCGCCCTGTGGAACTGGATATAAGCAGGCTCTTCGGGGTAGAAGTGAGTTTCCAGCTGAAGAACATTCAGTCGCTGAAACTTGATGCTGATGACTGGAGCGATGTAGATAAAGTATGCTAATAAAAACAGTTTAACACCCAACCTAACAATCTTATCACCCAACCTCATTGGCTTAACACCCAAGCTTGATTAACTTAT